AAGGGGAGGTTTTGGTTTATGCCGGTGCAAATCCGAACGATGCCTCAAATTGGACATTAAAAGGTTCTTATAAAATTTCAAAACCGATTGGATACAGATGTGTGTTGCCGTATCAGGGCGATATGGTGATTATTTGCCAAGACGGTTATTTTCCGCTTGCCAAAGCGCTCGCTGCGGCCAATGCCGGTGATTCTCTTTTGGCGTTTTCGGATAAAATCAGAGGGTTGGTGATAGACAGGACTTCCAAAAATAAAGACAAAGAAGGTTGGCAGGCGATTATATACAACAAAAAAGGGTATGGTATTTTTAATGTGCCGACGGATGAGCAATTTGAACAACACGTTATTAACATTTCAACCGGTGCATGGTGTCGGTTTAGAAATATTGATGCTTGTTGTTGGTGTGCTTTTGATGATTGTTTGTATTTCGGCTCAACAGGTGCGGTTTATCGTTTTGATGACGGGCATGATGATAACGGTGTTGAAATTGCAGGCGTTGTGGAACAGGCTTTTTGCGATATGGGCACACCGAATTTAAAAAGATTTTCGCTTTTAAACCCGCGCACGGCTTCATCGACAGGCTATAGTTTGGCCATATACACAAACACGGATTATCAAAAAAGAAATGTGAGCTATGCGGTAACGGTCGGCAAGACGGACGGCACAAAATGGAACAAATGTTTGTGGTCTGCACCGCAAGATTTGGCAGGGACATATTGGAGTGTCAGTCAGGCAGAAAAAATAAATTCGGAATGGATTATGAATTCATCACTCGGGGTAAAGGCAAGCATCGTGTTTAAAACAAAAACAAAAGGGATTGCGGTTGATTGGTACGAAACGGGGGTGCGCTATGAGCTCGGAACGGGTATTGTGTAGGGCAGATGAAACGCTTTATACGGCTGCCTTTGTGGCAAACGGCTTGCATGATGACATCAGGGCGTATTTGCCTTGTTTGGCGGTAAATATTTCGTTGGGCGGGCAGACAATTGCCGGCGTTTTAATTAACGATATCAGACCGAAAAGAGATTGCTGGCTCACAATTTATTCGACCTCTGAAAGGTGGGCAACGCGCCGCGTGATGAGGTATGTTTTCGGGATTGTTTTTAAGATGATTGAAGCTGAAAGATGTTCGGTTTTTGTGAGCGCGGATAATAACAAAAGCTTGAATATGTGTTTGAGGCTCGGGTTTAAGCAGGAAGGACTTTTAAGACAATTTCGAGATGACGGGAAAGACTGTATTGCACTCGGTATGCTCAAAAGCGAATGCAAGTGGGTTTGAAAAAATAGTTCTATGACACCCAAAGGGTGCTTTTTTTATAAAAGAAAAAAGTAACACAAAATTTTAACATCGATTTATGGAAAGGAAAAAAACATGAGTAAAAGTAAAAAAGTAAAATATGACATGACGCCGTATAATGACTATGTGAATTATTTGAAGGGCTATGATACGTCAAACGTGGACGGAACGCTTGCAAATTTGAGCGGTTGGGCAAATAATTCAAGTGCACGGAGTTTAGCCGACATGGGAGATTATACGTTTGATGTGAACGGATCGGATGAAGCGCGTCAACGGGCGGAAGATGCAATTTATGCTTCAACAATGGATAAACTTAACCCGCAGTTTGAACGCCAAACGCAAGACTATGCGACGCTTCTTCAAAACCAGGGGTTGCCGGTTGGCTCACAAGCATACGAACGCGCGATGGGGGATTTGTTTGAAAAGCAAAATGAGTCTGCACGGCAGGCTGCTTATGCTTCGGTTTTAGGCGGGCAGGAGGCCTTCAGCCAAAGCTTAAAAGATGAGATGAATGCGGGTAATTTTAATAATGCGGCGCAACAGTCGTATATTAACCAACTTTTGAGCGCCTTAAACGGCTCTGTATCCGGATATGATAAAGAGCAAAATTTATTCGGCGTGCGCACGGGAAAAGCAAATGTGCAGTATGCTCAAGATAAAGCAAATGCAAACGGCGGATGGCAGAACGCGCTTGTGGGGGCATTGCAGGGTGCTGCCGCCGGTTACACGGCAACAAAATCTCCTTATGGGGCTGTCGGCGGGGCTTTGCTCGGCTCTTACAACGGTTATAATACAAATCCGTATGGCAGTAAGGTTTATTAAAAAGAGGGTCGGTCTTACGGAAGAAAACAGGGGCATGTTCAAAAAGCATGCCCTTTTTGTTTGAATAAAAAAGTTTTTATAAAGAAAGGAAATAAGAAAAATGCCTTACGACAGTCAGGGAAATTTTACGCGCGTAATGAATTGGACAAGCGATTATCAGAACGGCATAGAAATTATGTGTGACAGACATGATGAGGAGGATGCGAACTTTGCATCCGGTTTGAATTTGGCTTTGTGCCGCGACGGCAGGGCCGTGATGACCGGTAATTTGAAAATGGGAAGTCATAAAATAACCGGCTTGGCAAACGGCGAAACGGCAAACGATGCGGTCAACATGAGCCAAATCGCGGACTTGGTGAGCGAAGAGGATTTGGCCGATTATGTTTCAATCGCAGGCGATGAAACAATCACCGGCGACAAGACGTTTACGGGTGATGTTGAAGTGCCGACGCAGGCAAACAGCGATGACTCGACAAAGGCGGCATCAACCGCTTTTATCGCAAACAAGTTTCAGGTGGTGGCATCGCTTCCTTTATCGCCTGATGCGGACACGTTTTACTTTATACCGGAGGAATAGCGATGTTTAAGTTTATCAAAAAAATTTGGGAAAGGATTAAGAAGATGATTTATAAAGGCTCAAGTGCGGTGGAAGATGTTTATGTTGGCAATCAACAAATCGCCGAAGTTTACCACGGAAGCGACCTTGTTTATTCGGCAAGCAAGATTAAATACGCCGGTATAAGTTATGTGCCTGCGCATAGCGACGGAAGCGTTCCATCGGGTTTTGCCGACGGCTCGGGCGGTCAAACGCCGGTGCGCTGCTTGTGCTTGGTTAGAAAAGACGGTGCGGCAAAGGCAATTCCGTTTGCGTTTTATAACGACAGCTTAACACTTGCCCCGACAGATGAACAAGTTGAGGCGGCCGATTGGGTGGCAGGAAATTATACGGCGGCATATAACTCGGGTTATTATTCAAACGGCAAATGGCAACCGGCGGTGGCGGCGGGGTATGACGCAAGCCTCGGTTTGACTTGGGATATTCCGAGTTTTACGACAATCAGATATATCCGCGGCGCGGCGCTTTCGTCGTGGGATGCGGTTAAGGTTGGCGGTCAATACACAAACAACGATTTGCCCGCTTACACGGTGACGGTCAAAAACGGTGCTTGTTACATTTATTATAACGGAAACCTTGTAAAGAAAATAAGGGCAAAATAAATGATTGACGATGTGAAAGTGGTTTTGTTTTTGATAGCGGCGGCGATTATGTCCGCCGTTATTCGTTTTAAGAGCTTGGCACAGTTTTTTATTGATGCGCTGCTCGGCTTTTTAATGGGGTATTCTTTTTATTTGCTTTTGGGGTTTTGGATTGAAGACGGCGCAACACGAAGCGGTTTTTGCGGCATCATTATTTTGCAGGCACGGCCGCTTTATGAGTGGGCAAATGTGTTTATCAGAAATAAACTGACGGATTTAATTGAAAGAAAAACCAAATGATGGCATATAACGAAATTCAAAAGCGGCTCATGCTTCATGAGGGGTGTGTTGACCATGTTTATACGTGCCCGAATGGCTATAAAACAATCGGCATCGGCCGAAATTTGGTCACAAACCCATTGACGGCCAAAGAAAAAGAGTTTGTCGGCGATTTAAGCAAAATCACGGTTGAAAAGGCGCTTTACCTCTTACGAAACGACGTGAAGCGTTGCATTAAAGAATTGACCGATAACATATCTTTTTATTATCAGCTTGACGACGAACGGCAATATGCCCTTTTGGATATGTGCTTTAACATGGGCATTAAAAAGCTCTTGAAGTTTAAGCGGATGCTCAACGCCATGCTCATCGGCGATTATCGGGGCGCAGCCAAAGAGTGCCTTATGAGCAAGTATGCGGCCGATGTCGGCAAACGCGCCGAGCGTATTTCACGGCTGATTGAAACAGGGGTTTGGTTTGTATGAGGCTTGAACTTGCAAAATGGGCGGTGTGCCTTTTGCTGATTGTTTGCCTTTGCGCGGCGTTTTACCTTTTGGGGCGGAGCCATGCCGAAGTTAAAATCATAAAAGAAAAAGGCGAGGAAATCATAAAAGAAGTTGAGGTGATAAAATATGTGGAAAAAGAGAAGGCTCAAATATGGTCTAGGCCTAACGCTTCTGTTGATGAGCTTACCCTCCTGTTCATGCAAGATAAATTATGATAATTGCCCTGTTTACCCTGTCGGCGGTAAATTTGTCGGCACGGAATTAAAGCGTTTGAACGGGGCGGAATATCCCGCCTTGTTCGAATGGCTCGGCAGAATAAATAAACTTCGTCAAGAATTGGAGCTTTGCAAAAAATCCTTGGGGTAAAGAAGGGGATTAATACGATGAAAAACAACAAATTTAGGAGAATAAAATGCAAATTGATTTCAGAAAAATAGGAACGGATTGGGTGGATTTTGAAAATATAACGACACCTGTTGAAGA